ATCATGGAACTATCATCACAAAAAAGTGACTGGTTACATAGAGAAGAGAAGGAGAGTATTGCATATCCATGGGAAGGCTTGAACAAGAAACTATATGGAATGCGTAAAGGAGAACTGGTAACACTTACAGGTGGAACAGGACTCGGTAAGTCTAGTGTAACTAGAGAGCTAGAGCATTGGCTTATCAAGAACACAGATGATAACGTAGGTATCGTAGCACTTGAAGAAAACTGGTTGAGAACTGCTGATGGTATCTTATCCATTGAAGCTAACGATAGAATCTATTTATCTGAGAAGAGAAAGAATTATACCGAAGAAGATTTACTTACCTTGTTTGACAAGGCAATACCTGAAGGTAGAGTTTATATCCATGCTCACTTAGGTGCTACTGATATTGATGATATCTTTGCCAAGCTTAGATACATTATCGTAGGATGTGAATGTAAATGGGTAGTGGTTGACCACTTACATATGCTTGTCAATGTTCTCCATGAAGGAGACGAGAGACGAGGTATTGATATGTTGATGAATAAATTACGTAGTCTTGTAGAAGAAACAGGAGTAGGTATGATATTAGTATCTCACTTACGTAGAGCATCAGGTGATAAAGGACACGAGCAAGGTATTGAAGTATCTCTATCACACTTAAAAGGCTCACAAGGTATAGCACAGTTATCTGATTGTGTAATTGCACTTGAAAGAAATCAACAGGCAACTAATCCTGAAGAAGCAAACACCACTAAGGTTCGTGTATTAAAATCTAGATACACAGGTGATACAGGTTTGGCTTGTGGTCTTAGATATAATCCTGATACTGGTAGATTGTTTGAAGTATCAGAGGAGGAAACATTTGACAATGAACAATTCTAAAATAGTATTTGACATAGAAGCTGATGGACTTCACCCTAATAATGTGTGGTGTATTGTAGCCAAAGAACTAGATGGTAAGATACATACATTTGATAACACACAGATAGAAGAAGGAATTAAATTTTTACAACAAGCTGACACACTTATAGGTCACAACATTATAGGTTATGATATACCTGTACTAGAAAAACTTTATGGTGCTAAGTTTAATTGTAAGATAGAAGATACATTAGTTATGTCAAGACTATTTAATCCTGTCCGTGAGAATGGACATGCTTTAAAAGCTTGGGGTTGGAGAGTCGGACTGTTAAAACAAGAACAGCCTGAAGACTTTGATTCATATACTCCTGAGATGTTAGAGTATTGTATTCAAGATGTTAAGTTAAATGAAGCTGTATATAATTATCTTATAAAAGAAGGAAAGATATTTAGTCCTGACTCTGTTAAACTTGAACATGAAGTTGCTAAGATAATAAAAGAACAAGAGAAGACTGGATTCTTTTTTAATACTCAACAAGCTATGGAACTTCTTGCTGAACTTAAAGCAAAGCAACTTGCTGTTGAAGATGAAGTTCACAATACATTCAAGCCTAAGTTAGTTGATGATAAGTTAGTAACTCCTTATGTTAAAAAAGATGGTGAGTTATCTAAACGTGGATTGACTGATGAAGAATATGATAAGTGTATCAAAACTCAAAATGTTGAACCATTTATGAGACAGAAGTTAGTTGACTTTAATCTCGGCAGTCGTAAACAGATTGGTGAATATCTTATAGACTTTGGTTGGAAGCCTGTTAAGTTTACACCTACAGGTCAGCCGATAGTTGATGAAGGTACTTTGAAAAAGATTGAACACATCAGAGAAGCTAAACTTATTGCAGACTTTCTTTTATATCAAAAGAGAATAGCACAAGTTACATCTTGGATAGACGAACTTAAAGATGATAGAGTTCATGGTAGTGTAATACCTAATGGAACTATTACAGGTAGAATGACACATAGAAATCCTAACATGGCACAAGTTCCAAATGCAGGTTCTCCATATGGTAAAGAGTGTCGTTCATGTTGGACTGTACCTGAAGGTTATAAACTTGTAGGTATAGATGCTAGTTCTTTAGAACTTAGAATGTTAGCACATTACATGGACGACTCCGATTACATTGAAGAAGTAATTAATGGAGACATACATACTACCAATCAAAAACTTGCAGGTCTTAAAACAAGAGACCAAGCTAAGACATTTATCTATGCATTAGTTTATGGTGCAGGTGATGCTAAGATAGGTAGTGTTGCAGGTGGTGGATTAAAGAAAGGTAAAGAACTAAAACAAACTTTCTTTAAGAACTTACCTTCACTTAGAACTTTAAAAGATAAAGTACAGAAAGCTTCTGAACGAGGATTTTTAAAAGGATTAGATGGTCGTAAGATATATGTACGTAGTCAACATGCTGCACTTAATACTTTATTACAAGGCGGGGGTGCCATTGTTATGAAGAAAGCCATGTGTATCTTACAAGATTTAATAAACTTAAATATTCTTGATGCTAAGTTTGTTGCTAACATACATGATGAATGGCAGATACAAGTCAAGGAATCTCAAGCAGATTTTGTAGGTAGGCTTGGAGTTGAAGCTATTGAAAAAGCAAGTGAGTATTTTAATATGCGTTGTCCTTTAACAGGAGAATACAAGATAGGAGAGAATTGGTATGAAACACATTAAAGAAAAGTCAGCCAGTAGAAAAGGAGACTTAGCTGAATATTATGCTGTGACTTGGTTATGGGATAATGGGTATGAAGTATTTAAAAATTGTGGTTGTGATGGACTTATAGATTTAGTAGTCAGAGACCCTGAAGGTAACATTAAATTAGTAGATGTTAAGACAGCAGGATTAAAAAAGAGAACTAATCAGAAGTCACATTGGCAATCAAAATCAACAAGAACTCCGGAACAAGTAAAGTCAGATGTAAGATTTTTACTATTCATTCCTGAGACAAGAAAATTAAGGTGGGTAAAACATCGTGAAAAATAAAAAAGATATTGACAAAACTAAAATAGATAGCTATAATAAATTTACGTCTGAGTCAGGTCATTGGTATGCTCAAGACGGAGAACCTATGTACACAATCATAGGTGCTAATGGTAAAGAAAGAAACACAACTCTTAGAGATGCTAAAAATCTAGGACTTGTACCTTCAGTTACTACCATACTAGGTATGATAGCTAAACCATCATTAGAAAACTGGAAGATAAATCAAGCTTTAAATTCTGCACTCACCCTTGAAAAAAATAAGGGAGAATCTCTTGAGTCTTTTGCTTACAGATGTAAGATGGATTCAAAGAAGGTTGGCATGGATGCTGCAAAGAAAGGTACTAAGATTCATTATCAAATTGAAAAAGGATTCTTAGGTATATCTAAAACTAAACCTTACAAACTTATCAAGGCTTGGTTAGATGAAAACTTTCCTGATGAAGAATGGTTAGCAGAGGATTCTTTCTGTGCTGATTCAGGCTATGGTGGTAAGATAGATTTATATTCTAAGTCTGGAATCTTTGTTGACTTTAAAACTAAAGATAACTTAGAAGGCAAAGACCCTGCTAAATTAGTATATGATGAACACGGTATGCAGTTGTCTGCTTATGCACAGGGCTGTGGCTTTGATAATCCACAGAGAGTTTCTATCTTTGTAGACAGGGCTGATACAGGATTAATATTGTTTCATGTTTGGGATGAAGAGTCTCATGCAAGACATCTAGGTATGTTTAATGCTATACTTGAATACTGGAAGCTAGTTAAGAACTACGATTCTTCTATTGATAATGCCTAGAAGAGTACCAAGAAAACCTAGACCTAAAAAAGTAAATGTTCCTAAAGGTTATGATAGCATTTGGGAATATGAAATACATCAAACAGTTTTAAAAGATTGGAGTCATCATTGGGACAACATAAAATATGTAGTTAAACATACATATGAACCTGACTTTGTAAAAGTTATAGATGATAAAACAATATTGATTGAAGCTAAAGGTAGGTTCTGGGACTACGCAGAGTATAGTAAGTACATACATATTAGGAATGCTTTACCTGATAATTATGAGTTAGTTTTTCTTTTCCAAAAGCCTTTCTCTCCAATGCCGGGAGCAAAGGTAAGAAAAGATGGAACAAAAAGAACTCATGCAGAATGGGCAGAAACAAATAACTTTAAATGGTATAACGAAGAAAGTTTACCAAAGGAATGGAAGAGTAGTGAATTATAAATTTAACGAAGATAAAATTATTAACGAAGTCAAAGCTTATATAGGCAATACTTATGACCAGCATTATGCTAATGGTAAGTATCAAGCAACAGATATGATTATTGATTCAGGATATGGAGAAGGATTCTGTCTTGGAAACATTATGAAGTATGCTATGAGGTTTGGAAAGAAAGATGGAAAAAACAATTTAGACTTGTATAAAATAATACATTATGCTATAATAGCAATTTACGTAAACAACAAGGAACAGGATAATGGTTGAGGATAAAATAGGAACTAAGCCTTACTTAGGAATTGAAATAGACTATGATAAAGAAAAAACATTTGATAAGTTTAGTCTAGACACACTCAAAGATAGATATTTTTGGGAAGGAGAAACACATGCACAAGAAGCATTCGCAAGAGCATCCGTCTTCGGAGCCACCTTCAAAGGCGAGACAGATTTTGAACTGGCTCAAAGACTTTACAAC